ATTTGCAGTGCCAAATAAAACGATAGTATCATCTATCCCGTTGCGTCCGGTAGACGCTCAATACGAAATTGGGCTTTTTTTATGTCCATCGATTTGCTTAAACATTAAGTATTTAGCAAATTCATATACGAAACTTACGGCTGTCTTTTCCATTTTCGGACCCTTCGGGAATACGAATCGTTTTGTTTGGCGACTTTAACGGGAAAATGACAGCCGTTCGTGTATTCGAGAACTTGCCATTAGCCAAACAAAACGATTCGTATATGAAAAATCAAATTTCCGGCACTCTCAACGTGCCTGCCTCCGGCATCCCTACCGTGGGCGAATCCGTTAACGCTCTTACCGAGCAAGTCAATAACCTCCAGCGCCGTTACTACCGTGCTTTGGCTCCCGACTGCGAAGTCAAGACCGAAGCAGACCGCTGGTACTTCCGTGCCATCGTATGGGCATGTGCCGGAATGGTGTTCCCACCATTGGTTGTGGTCACTGCATTATGCGTTTATAAGGCAAAGAAGTGCCAGAAAGGAGGTGCCAAATGAATCGTATCAAGTCTATAACACAAAAAGACATTTATGTTCAAGCCGAACGTCTCTGCACAGGAACTGAAACAAGTGAGTATAAATATTGCCTTGCTTATTATGGCAACTTTGTGATGTGTGACATCTCTGCGGAGGATGCCCGTGAAATCATTTCCTGCCTGCAGCATGCGCTTGATGTTAATGAGAAAGGAGGACAAAATGAAAAATAAAGAACCAGAACAGAAAATTACCGATATCAGTATCCATATAGCATCCTTGTCCGCATCGTTCAAACCTGCCCCGGATGCACGCCATGCCACCCATTGGTTCACTACGGATGAAGTCTACGACGCCATTCGTCGCATTGATCCTGAAGCGCATATTAGTAAGGAGCAGGTTCATCAAGCCATGCTTGATGCCGGTTATAAATACCAGAACCGTCCTGGTTCATCAGGACTGGACTTCCGGTGGATGCTCCAAGCAAGAAACTAAATACTACTGTCATATAGGGGGTAATTGTTCGTGATGAATAGTTGCCCCTTCGTTTTATGTCCTTTCCGTACTACCTCCCCTATTCTATCTTCGCTGGAAATAACTGTGAATATGATTACAGACCAGCTTGTCAGAGAACGTTTTGTCCATGATATAATGTCTCAAGGCATCGACCTTATTTATGAGACACAAGAAAAAGTTGTGCGTACATATCTCAATTCACGGTCCGGTGACCTGGTAGCACATCTGCAGAAACGTCCGTTCACTACCCAGGAATCAGACACGAAACAAGTCTATTATCTGCGTATATTCCCATATCTCCGCTTCCTTGACATCCATTACCGTCGTGGAGCCGGTGACCGTATTTCCCGTCATATCCGCCGTAATCTTGCTCTTTATAACCGGGTGGTCTGGGGAGTGCTGTATCATGAGACATTCCCGGAAATAAAGTACGGTTTCACGGAAGAAGTTCGTACCAATATTCGCAAGGAACTGGAGCAGGCCCTTCAATATGAAAACTCAAACTGGTAACATTATGGCAAAAAAGCATTTATCCGAAGACGAAATCAAACTCATAATCTCAGGTGACAGTTCCAAGCTTCAGGAAGAGCTGCATACACTGACCAAGGAAACCAAGGCTTTGAAAAAGGAAGAGGCCGAACGCCGCAAGGCTATGGTGGAGCTCGAAGCCCAAGGCAAAAAGAACACGAAAGACTATCAGAACCTTGCGAAAGAGTGCAAAGACTATACGGCCAAAATCTCCAAAAACAATGAGAAAATAAGTCTGCTGACCCGTAACTTGAAAGTCAACGATCTCACCATGAGACAGCTCAAGAAAGAAGCTAAGGAGCTTTCCGCTGCTTTGGATGATATGACTGAATCTGCGAATCCGGAAGAATATGCCAAACTCAATACCCGTCTCAGAGAAGTCCGTGCCCGCATGAGCGAGTTACGCAGTGCAGGTAACAACATGAACAATGAGTTCGGCAACAGCGTGAATTGGATGTCCAAGTTAAAAATGGCAGCCAAGGCTTTCATTGCCGTTAAGGTTGTCGGATGGCTTAAGGATGTCCATAACCAGGCATACGAAACACGCAAGGAATTTGCCAAATACGAGGCAGTCCTCCGGAATACTTTCCAGTCGCAGAAGAAGGCTAATGATGCCATGAAGATGCTTCAGCAATTGGCAGCAGACACCCCATCGTCCTTGCAGGAATGGACTGAAGCATATATCAAGCTGGTTAATCGTGGGGTCAAGCCTACCAGCCAGGAGCTTGTCAACATGGGAGACCTTGCCGCTTCCCAAGGAAAGTCCATCGATCAGCTCATTGAGGCTATACTTGATGCGATGACCGGGGAGAACGAACGTCTGAAGGAGTTCGGTATCAAGGCTTCCAAATCCGGGGAGACTACAAAGTTCTCTTTCCGAGGAGTGACTACCGAAGTGCGCAATTCTGAGGATGCCATCAAGGATTATCTTCTTTCTCTCGGTCGTGTCGATGGCATTGCCGGTTCCATGGCCGTGCAGATGCAGGAACTTGAAGGAATCCAGTCCAACCTTGGAGACACAATGGATGCCTTTTTCAATAAAGTGGGAAAAAAGCTGGAGCCGTTCTGGAAATCCATGTTGAAGTATGCCAATGGATTCTTCACTAAACTTGGGGAAATGTTCACCACTTATACGGAAACTTACGAGAACCATTTCGACAAGATGGTACAGCTTGAGAGCGCATTGCCGGGACTGTTGAACCGATACGAGGAACTGACCGGCAAGTCCTCCCGTTCCGCTGAGGAACAGAAAGAGTTGGCCAATGTCATAGCCCAGATAAGGAACATGGTACCTGGCGCAGCGACAGCATTCGACCAGTACGGGAATGCCATCGAAATTTCAGGCGAAAAGGTGGAGGAATTCCTTAAGAAACAAAGGGCGCTGCTAAAGTTTGAGAATCAGAAAGCCATCCGGGAAACAACAGAGCAATTGGAAGAATATCGCCAGGCATATAAGAATCTGTTGGAACAGCAGAAACAAGGTGGAAGGACTGTTTTCCAGAGCAACGGCATGTTTGCGGCACCGACAGCATACATCAATACTGAAGCTCTTCCACAAATAGAGCAGGATATAAAAAAGTATGGTGACCTCATTCTGGGTGCCGAAGAGAAATTGAAACAACTGAACGGCCAGACTATTGAAGAAACCGTCAAGAACCAGCAGAAGCTTGCAGAAGCACGCCAGAACTTCAACAAGATGGAGAAGGTTCAGTTGCAAGCCTGGATAAAGAACAATAAGGATGCAGCCGGTGAGTATGTGGAAATAGCCCAAGAAATATACAACAAACGTTTCCCGGCAGAGGACTCTGACGCGACCAGGAAGAAGGCTGAAAAGGCTGCCAAAGAAGCAAAGTCGGCTGCAGAAAAAGAGCAGAAAGCAAAAGTCTCTACGGAGCAGGAAGCCGCCAAGTCTCTTGAAGCATTAAGGGAGGAAGAACTGCAATCCCAACAGAAATGGTATAATGATTCGTTTGCCGCTCTTTCAGCTTTTCTGGCATCAGGAAAAATGAGTAAGGAACAATATGAAATGCTGGAACTCGAACTTGAAAAATCGTATGCGGAAAATAGGCTCATCATAGAACAGTCTTATTATGAGGACGCCATATCCATGGCCATTTCCAATGCAGAAACCAAGGAAAATCTCGTCCGGAAGTCCAATCAACGTGTCATTGATGCGGAGAAGGCGGCGAATGCCAAGCGTGCTTCACTGCAGGAAAAGCTGAATACCCTTGTCAAGGACTTCAAATCAGAGTTCAAGGTTACTACAGTTGATGAAGATTATGCCGCGCAACTCAAGGTTCTTGAGGCATCCTACCAGGCGCGTAAGGAAATGGCTGAGAAAAACAATCTTGATACGACAGAATTGGACAGTGCCCACCTTAGAGCTAAGGAACAACTTGAATCCGAACATCAACAACGTATCCAGTCCATTCGTGACCAGTATGGCTTATCTACACAGCAGGAACGGTTCAATGCGGAACTGGAACAGCTCAGGCTCGCACGTGAACAGCAGTTTCTGACTGAGGAACAATATGAGCAAGCCGTCCAGAGCCTCAAACGGGACAGTTATAAAAAGCAGTTTGACTATTATTCCAGTCTGTTTTCCGGAGCCATTCAAGCATTGCAGCAAGCGGAAATGGACCAGGTCGATGCAAAATATGATGCGGAAATTGAGGCAGCTCAAGGTAATACGGAAGAAGTGGAACGTCTGGAAAACGAAAAGGCCCAGAAAAAGCTTGATATACAGAAAAAATATGCGGACGTGAATTTTGCAATCAAGGCATCACAAATCATCGCAGACACAGCTGTGTCAATCATGAAAGCATATGCAGATTTGGGACCGATTGCGGGTTCAATCGCAGCAGCCCTTATGGGCGTGACCGGAGCCGCACAATTGGCCAGTGCCAAAGCTGAACGGGATAAAATCAAAAATATGACTCTTTCCGGCAGTAATTCCGGCAGTTCCGGTACCGGCGCACGCGTTGCCACCGGTCGCCAGTCCGGAGGCAAGATTGATGTCCGGCGCGCCCAGGATGGAAAGCTCTTTCCCGATGCCGACTACGACCCTGATGCACGGGGATTCATTGACCGTCCTACTGTCATAGTAGGTGAAGGGCCTTCCGGACAATCCAAAGAATGGGTGGCCAGCAATGCAGCTGTAAGCAACCCTACCGTCGCACCGATACTTGACATACTGGACAAGTCCCAGCAGGCCGGTACCATAAGGACACTTGACCTTAACCAGGCAATCCGTGCTCGAATGGCCGGTTATTCATCCGGTGGCTCCATTGATGCCCAGAAATCTGCAGTGCCGGTACCGCCTGCGCCATCAGGAACCTCTCTGCCTCCAAGACTGATGGAACGCCTGGCCAATGCAATCATCCGTATTGATGAAGAAGGCATCCCAGCATCCGTCACTCTATCTGAACTTGAACGCAAGCAGGAATTGCGGAACCGTTCGCGTAAAATAGGAAGCAAATAACATTTCATCATGAAAATAGTACATTCTTCAGGAAAAGCCTATCAACTGGCACCTGACACGCAAATTGAAATCGAACGTCCGAATCTGTTCTTCAATGATTATGGTGAGCAGTCACTTCCGGTAGATCTCCCGGATACAGACCTGAACCGGGAACTGACCGGTTACCCCGATATGGTGGCCAACCGTAAAAAGCCGCAGACAGACATCACATGCAGCATCCGAGACGGTGACTACTGTGTGACCGCCCGGCAAGCCATACTCGGTGCCAAGCGGAAAGAGAAGATAACGACGACATTCTACATGAACGAGGGCAGTTTCCTTTCGCGCATCGAGAAAGTTGCCGTACCGGCCGTTTTCGGCAGCGAGACCGTACCCGGAGTAGAAACCGTAGAGCAGGGTATCAACTGGTGCCGTTCGTTGCTCGACAACACCAATCCGCATTTCACCCTCTTCCCCGTCATCATCGAGCTGGACGGGGAAAAACGCGGAGTGAACGTCACCTGCGTAATGGACGAGAATGGAAGGCCGATGCAGGTCCGTCCCAGAGTCACAAGGAAACAAGGCTTATACAACTCATATGCCCGTACAGAGAAGGTGGACAGCCGTATAATCACACTTGATCCCGGTTACTACATTACGCCCTTCATCCGTGCCACCTACCTACTGGAACGTATCTTCTCCTATTTCGGCTATACCTTGCAACCGAATTTTTTCACCGAGACCGAGCCTTTCAAAAGCATGGTGTTCATCAACAATACTGCCGATGCGCTGGTGAACGGCACCATCCTGCTGGCCCACCTGGTGCCCGACTGCCTATGCTCCACCCTGCTCGAAGTCTTCCGCAAGAAGTTCTGTTGCGAGTTTGTTCCAGACGAAGTGGCCAAGACCGTCCGCATAGAGTTTTTCAAAGACATGATAGCCGCACGCAACCCGACAGACTTGACGGCTTGTCTGGCCGGACAACCGGAAATCAATTACGAGACAGCCCGTCAGCTGAAGCTATCGTCAAAGAGCTCCCTCAGCAATGGAAGCACTCTTGACAGCACCACCGAGCTGGAGCGCAAATACCCCACGGCCTACTATGACATGGCATCCGGCAGATACGTAAGGATGGGCTATGGCAGGGAGGGCGTCATCAGGGTAGTGTCCGACGGAAACCTGCCGTTCTATGCCGGAGAAGAAGGACTGGATGACTATGAAGTGGAGGTGCCCGACAGTCAGTTCTGTTTCGACAGCCTAATGTTTTTCGTGCAGGGCACTATCAACGGAAGAGAATACGGGAATTCCGTAACTGCCCCCTATATCGGAGAAGGAAGGATGCTCAACAGTACTATCCGGGTAGCAGACGAAAGTACGAAAAGTGAGGAAAGTGAGGAAACGACAAGCGATCCCTACCTGACCGAAACCTCCCATGACCAGAATCCCATGCTGGCTTTCGCCTTGAATGACAGTACCGGACTGCCCGTCGGGGCAAACCACGATGCCGCGCGTGGCTACTCCCTTCTGTACAATGGCCCTATCGGTATCTATGAAAAATTCTGGCGAGACTTCGACACCTTGCTGCGCAATGCCCTGCACAAGGTAACAGTTCCGCTACTGATGACGAACACAATGAAGCAAGCCCTCCCCGTCTACCGGAAAGTGGCACTGGGCGGTTCGGAATACCTCATCGACGTGCTAAAGTACACTCTCGGAGGCAACAATATGCCAATGGATACAACGTTGCTCACTACGCAGCTCCAGGAGCCCGTAACCATGGCCATGGACGAGAGCGAACGGATGAAAATGCCTGCCTACAAGTGGAAGGTAAACTGTACGCTATCCGAAATGACGGAAGACGAATGGACAGCAGCAGGCTTCGAGGCGGGCGCGTTGGTGGACATGACCATCGTTTATCTTGCACCGCCCACCGAGAAACAGTATGCCGCAGGCGGACAGTACCACAAGCGGACGGACTACTACAGCTATATGTATTATCCGCGCCGGGGAGAAGGTGAAATCTGTTATAGAAGAGTGTCCGTTTACATGACTCCCCAATTGATTACAGATTAAGGCGGTTGATGATGCGTTGTCCTTTCTGCATGCAATCAATCCACATAAATTCGCACCAAAAACAGAATGTAAAATGAATATCATCCAACAGCCCGACATGCTGTCGCTCTCGATGAACCTGAAGAATTTCATCATCGGCTCTTCCCGGCAGACGACATTCACTCTGAAGGCCGGCGACAAAGAACTGGTGTCTCAGGTATATGCTCCTGACGAAAACGGAGTGATGGAGATAGATATACATGAAATTGTACACTCGTTTTTGTCATACAGCTTGAAAGACATCGGAGAGGTATATCAGCAAACCAACCTGGTTGCCGATTTCACAGCAGTCATCGACTCCACCGAAATCACCTTTCGCGTTATCCGCTCTGGAGTGGACCGCTTGACTGACTCTCCCACCAATTTCCTGACACAGAATTTCCTCACTTGGCAGCCGAATGTAAAGCCGGTCACTTATTATTCTCCGGAATTCCTGACCTACTATGCTGTGGTTGCCGGTACAGTCAAACTCCGCGCATACTTTACTGATGAGTCTGGAACTGTTAAATCTCAGACTGATTATACTGTTACAGAATTGATGCCAGGTATAGCTTATACCATGCCTCTACAATACTCTGTCGTTGCGGGATGGCTGGAACATAAATTACCTGCATATTATGATGTATGGGTCGAGAACACCTCCGGCCAGCGTCTTACATATATACAGCGTTACTATGCTGAGGATATGCGCTCCGAGCAGGAACAGTGGATATTATTTGAAAACTCTTTGGGAGGTGTCGATACATTCCGGGCATATGGTAACACTGTATTCAATGGCGAACACACGCATAATATTGCTGAAATTGACGAATTTTTTTCAGAATACCGTGTAGACACAGAGAGGAAGTTTCAAAAAAGCACTGGTTACCTGAATGGAGATGAGCGCAAATGGCTGCTTGATTTCTTCCCGTCAAATGGCAAGTATCTGTACGCCGGTAATTATTTGCGCCGGATAGTCGTAACAGACAGCAATGTCAGCTATACAGACCGCGAACTTCCAAGCAATTATACGTTCACATTCAAGTATGCCGACGCTCGTCCATTACTAAATCTTTCCCGAACCGATGTCCCTACAGACGTTCTCAACATTACCGTACCTGAAGTCGGTTCTTTTACAGTGCCCCCTCGGCTTGCTGAATTTCCCCATCTATCGTTATCCGGGGGGGCACTGTTTCCTGTTCAAAATCCGTATTCAGAAAAATGGTCAACAACATCTGTGGATGCCATTGCTTATTTTTTGGCAGATTTTATGTCCCGCGTTTATGGCTCTGGTGGTGGAGTCGGTCACAAACACCGTAACTATGATTTGCTTGAGTTGCTTTCATATATTGAGAACTATCTATTGGTAAATGGTCAGAAGATAAAGGCCGGTTACGCGGACAAAGCCGGTTACGTTGAAGGAATGGAAGATATGTTCCTTCGCAAAGACCAGTCTGACGGCACAAATTTTCTGTTGAAGTTCGGCGAGTTTATCGACTCTATGGTCGCAGGCAAGGGTGCCGGAATATTCCCTGACGGCCGTATGCAGCTGTCCCGCCTCGAGGTTCGCGACAGCCTTACCGTCCTTGAGCTTATCTTCAACCGTCTCTCCGCCATGGAAAGCGACTATTCATTCTCCGAGTCCGGTACCATCGAAAGTGTATCGCAGCTTGAAGACGGCACATACAGCCTGAAGATGAAGAAACGGTGGGATAACGACTTTACTGCACTGGCAGAAAACGATGTTGT